TGGTTCACTAGGCTTTACCACTAGCCTAAAACGGGGTTTCTCCTCTGTATGTTTGATTGTCGGATAAATGATATAAGAGTAGTCACCGATTGCCCGTTCAACAGTAGCCTTAAATTCCTCGCTTGATATGGTGATATTGTCATAATCTAAGAAAATCAAGTCTCTATAAATTAGATTGGTGTCATTACGTCTATACATGTCATCTTTATCTTTTTTAAACTTACCTGAGATACAGTAAGGCGCGTGTTCTTTCTTAAATTCCTCTATATCCATTCCCTCGGTTTCAACTGCTGGGAATTCTTTAAAAAACTCAAAGGGTTCAGTAGAAGTAAACTTGTCTTTGTTATCATCGTAAAGAAATAGGCGTGAATTTTGAATGCCTTTAGTGTAATATATGCTCATTCCTCTACCCCCAAGAATGCTAGTAAGTCAGTAACTTTATAGTAAACGGTCTTAGTGTCAGCAATAGGAGGCGTGTAACGTTTAAGCCCTTTAGCCTCCCAACGCCTTAAAGTAGGGTAGGAGACTTCTAGGCGTTCGGTTGCCTCTCTTTGGGAGATAATGCCTAATGGGTTCTCTAATCCCTCGTATCGCTCTAGATAAGCGCCTATTTTTGTTAGGATACCACCCACTAAAGCTTGCTCCGTCTCATTGCTTAATAGATTGATTTCCATACGGTCATACCTCCATTTTTCGAATTTATCGGGTAACCCAATTCAAACGGTCACGCGCTACCGATGACTTTGTTTTAGTGCCTTGAATATTGATAACGATATCTGTCATAATAATATTTCTCCTTTATCTAGCTTAGCAATCTGATTTTTAACCCATACTATTCTATCCACTCGCTGTTCCAAGTGTTTGAATTCTTCTAATTCGGCAAATGTTACACGTTCATTGATAAGGTCAGCTATTTTATTCAATTCTTTATCTGTCATGGTCTGTCTCCTTAATTGTAATATCGTCCCTGTGATTGAATATAAGCCCCATACCGTTCTTTAACATGGTTGTCGGGTATTTCTTCCTTAACTTCTTTTGGAGATTCTACAGGCTTGATTTTGACCAATTCAATGCCAATTAGAATAAGAATAGCCATAATAAGCAACTGTGCCCAGATAGGTAAATTAATTTCTTGGTATATCATGATTTAACCTCTTCTTTCTTGCTTCTTGCTGGTAAATTGTTAACTGCTCTATAGACAATATCGGTTGTAATTTCATAACCTAGGGCGTTCCAAGCCTGCTCAAAGGTTTCTGCGAAACCTGTATAAATGTTGTGGTACGTAATCATTACATTGGCAACAATCGTCCAAGCTGTTGACTGGTCGTACATTGCTTTAAAGAATTCCTCTGCTCTTTTTTTGGTTTCATCTCGTTTTTTAAAGACCGCTTTTTGTTCGTCGGTGTAATGATCTAAACTAAATGGATTTGCTTTGTTTTCTACGCCTTTAAATTTCATAATTATTTTTCCTTGTTGCCTTTCTAAAAACGCCTTAAGCATTGATATAACGCTGTTTCTATGCTATAATATAAACATAGAAGATAATCCTAAAACCCTCATAGCCTGCCCGCTGTAGTGTTTTGTTTTATCTAATATTTTTCAAGTTTCAATTTTTGGTTTGAGTTCGTTCCTCAAGCCTTTTTTTGTTGCTTTCATAACTGAACTTGCGACAATGTATCACGGATAACACTGTATTCCATGTTCAGCTCAATTAGTGGGATAACCGCTTTTTCATAAGCTTGATATTTTGCTAGTTCAACGCTTGTTAGGCAATCTAGTCCCGTTTTACCGCCTCTATCCTCAATCAGTTTTTTCTTATTCTTACCCGATGATAGTTTTAAAAGTAAGTTGTTAACCGTTGGGAAAGCCATTGTTGGAGCGTTGTCCCATTTACTGATAACCTCGTTCAACGTTTTGTGTGTCGGTTTCTCCAATGCTCGTTGTTCTCTGAATTTTGAGAGTTCATCCCTCATTTCAAAGAATGCCTTAACCAAAGCTACTTTAAATTCTCTGACTGGTTTAGTGTTGTCTAAGTAAGTGATAAGTAGTGTTGCTTGTTGTTCATTCAGATGATAGATTTTTCTAGGACGACCACCTAAAGAACCTTTACTAGGTTTACGGATTTCAAATCCGAAAACCCCAAACACCTCTAAATCATCTTTGTGATTTCTAATTAAGCTTTGTACTGTATCCTGTTTCAATTCAGCACATTCGGCAATAATTTCGCTCGTTGTATATGGCTCTTTCTTGCCGTCTAAATAAACTAAATTCATTTGTGACCTGCCTTTCTAGTCTTCTGCGTTCAATAGTTCGTCAATAGTAATGCCTAAATAGTTAGCAACTTTCAGCAAGGTAGCTATTTCGGGATTTTTTGTACGCTCATAATATAGACTTGTTAGCGTTGTTTTTGATATCCCTGTAGCCTC